TGTCGGTTAGGTCGGCGCGGGTTAGGTTGGCGTCGGTTAGGTCGGTGTCGGTTAGGTCGGCGCGGGTTAGGTTGGCGTCGGTTAGGTTGGCGTCGGTTAGGTTGGCGCGGGTTAGGTTGGCGTCGGTTAGGTTGGCGCGGGTTAGGTTGGCGTCGGTTAGGTTGGCGTCGGTTAGGTTGGCGTCGGTTAGGTTGGCGTCGGTTAGGTAGGCGCGGGTTAGGTTGGTGTCGGTTAGGTCGGTGTCGGTTAGGTCGGCGCGGGTTAGGTTGGCGTCGGTTAGGTTGGCGTCGGCTGCGAGCGCCCCTAGAACCGCATCTTTCACCGTCGCGTACTCGCCTTCGTGCAGTACAGCGTACGGATACCATCGTGATTTGATTTGAATGTTCGGCATGTTAAATACTCCTTGGATTCTCTTTATCCCTGCCAAGAGGGATGTTCTAAATTCAGTTCAGTTAGTTCTGCGATTGTCTTTTGAACAGTGCCAGCGGTTCGAGACTGATCGCACATACAAACACCTTGCCAGCACGAAGCCTGAAAGCACTTATCGCAGACTGTTACGAGATCGGATGGATTCATTTGATCGCCGTTTCCAATGTGTCGCAAGCAGATTGAGCGCTCCCGCTATCCTCATCGCCTTTGTAAATCGAAAGCTTGCGAATCGCTACCTTGATTGCTTCGGCAAAGTCTTCGGAACGCTTCTCGACCCGGCATTTATCATCAAGGAGAATCATGCAAAGGTCGATAATCTCGTCCTTCGTTTTGTTGCGAAGATACTGAGGGGTTATTGTCGAAACTGTTGTAGTGACGCTCACGCCATTACCTCCAAACGAACAATTCAGACCGGAACCATTCATCCTTGAAGCCCTTCAACCGGTGGCTATGTTGGTCGCGGTAACGGTCATATTCGGTTTCAAGGACCGTGTACTCTTCGTTGTTTTCAAGTTTCCGCCCCCATGATAAATGGTCGTTAGGGACTGCCATCGCCTGAACGAAGACAACCTTGTCGCCACGTCCGGCTATTCCCTTAGCGTTCCAGACGGCTCGCTCTTGAGCGTAAACGCACGTTTGACAAATGAGCCCCTCGGCTTCTAGTTTGGCTATCTGCGCGTCGATCTTCACCCAGTTAGAGGCGCGGGTTTCCTGCACGTTGTGCATCCCGTTCTCGTAATAGCCTTCCGAAACCACCTTGTTGCGCTTTCGCTTACATAGAGGGCACAGCACTTTGCAAGTTTTGCGTTGAACGACTTCATCGAATCTGTAGCTGACTGTCACGCCATTACCTCCAATTGAGAGCGTAGGGTCATTCTCCACCACGCATTTCAGCCATATCCGCACCAACACGCGCCAAGTAAGGAATCTGAGATTCACTGATCCTGTCACACAATGTTTTCGCATTTATGGCATCCGCTACGCTCCTAGCGCTTGCGTTTGGTTGGGAATACAGCTCGTAAGCCAACCGGTATACAGCATCGGGGAAAGACCGTTTTGGTCCTGTTTTTTTCTGCATGGCTTATCGTATCACAAATTATTTAGAATTATTCAGAATAATTACACAACGGACGAAAAACCTGCTTTAATATAGTCCGTAAGCGGGAAACACCCCGTTCAAGGAGATTCTAAAATGCAACCCGACACAATCCTATCGCCTTCGCTTTTCGCCGTTCCGGGCAAGCGCAAGAACGCAAAGAAAGGCCACTACCGCAAGATGAACGCCAAAAGACAGCGATTAAATCAGATCGCCCGTAAATCTCGTAAATGGGGCGTGAAATGAGCCGAACAAAGAAGCCCATCGTTTCCGAAGAAAAGAGAGAGTGGCTTAAAAATATCCGCGATCTATGCAACCTCATTGAGAAGAGTCCCGATCTCGGCGTACCTTACACGGGAACTATCGTCATGCAGATTGGCAAGGATCAGGTAGCTGCGACGGCTAAGGCCCTTGGGTCGTTTACGAAGGAATTCACGGAAGATTCGCTCCACATGAATAAGATGTTTGGGGACATTAAGCTTATGTGCTTTACGTCCAGAGACGCCGTTTGCAGAAAGGTTTTGAGTGGAACCAAGATCGTCACAAAGTTGATTGTCGATCCTTCATTTATCCAAGCAGATACGCCAATGGTAGAGGTCACGGAAGAAGTTCCCGTGTACGAATATATCTGTCCTCCATCCCTTCTGAACTTCAATCCTGAATATGAGGTCGAAGCGTGAACAAGATTTACCTAGGCGATTCAGTTTACGCGGAGGGTGACGACTTCGGGGGAATCATCCTCTATCTCGAAAATGGCGACGGGCACATGAAGAAGAATCCGATATACATGGATGGAGATGTTATTAAGGCGTTCGTAAAATACGCTCGCGTCGGTGGTTGGAAGTTCGGAGATGATCCGAAAGAGGAAGTATGATGACCCCAAGCCAAAGAGCCGATGCGCTCGCTGAGATCGACGGGCTTCTCAGTCGCGCCGCAACGATTGCGAATAGGATAGCCGTTGAATCGCAAGACGACCAAATAACGGGCATCGCAGACGCGATTGACGAGCTAAACGAAACGATAGGGCAAATCAATCTCGATGCCCAAGAGTTCGAAGCTACTCAGAGGGAGAATGTGCAAGCATGAACCGTTCCGACTTAACCCGCCAATACACTATCTGGGAAACAGCCTTAATCGACGCCCAATTAAGGGGTGATACAAAGGCTCAGAAGCATTGCAGTTCCGAAATAAAGCGATATTCGAAACTCATTTCAGATGCCCATGAATCCGAGATGAAAGCCGAACGTGAGGTAAATGACCTATCACTAGCCCCCCAATACCTTAAAGAAGGCAGGTGGTTTTTACTGCACGAGGCGCTGAGATTCGTTGATTTGGAACTGAGTAAGACAGCTTATTGGCTGCACTCTCATAAAGGTTTTTGCGGTACGGCTAGTTACTGGGAAGCTATCGAAATGCTTCAATTTGGGGTAGCGGCAATGTTTCCAAGGGGGGTAGCAGCATGAAATTAGAAGGACTAAATCTTCAGATCGTCACTGAACTCGTCAAAAGTTCCATCGACTCATTTAAGGATAGTCCAAGCATGGCTGAACGGCTCATGCTACCAATCCTTCGACAACTCTCAATTGATCTTACAGAGCCGGTGGTTTGCAGACCTGAGATCATCAATAAGCCTGTTGAGAAAACGAATGGCCACATTCAAAACGCAGCCCCAACGATGGCGCACATCCCTCCATCACTAGCAATGCGAACAAAGAGGCCAACGAAGAAGGCGTACCATCAATATCTAGGGCCAGCTATCGCCCTTCTTGCTGATGGTCTTAAATCTGACGCGGTTTGGGCTGAGATGGATTCCGCTTACTTCCCCTCTGTATGGAGTGTCCGAAGTTTAGTTCACAACTATCGACAAGAAATAGCCGAACTATCGACAATACCGCCTGGGAGCCAACGATACGCTTGGCTTCAAAAGACCTTTGGGATGGGCATTCCTGCTGATGAATGGCAACGAATCCTTGCGAACCGCCGAAAGGCCTTGAAGGCGGCAGCATGAATATCTTAGTGACCCGATTGCACCCACGGCAAATTATCAGTGATGAGTTTGGACCGTTTTCGTTTGATACGAAGGCTCAAAAAGAGATCGTAATCAGCGGAGTAGCGCGAACTTGCTCGACGCTCAAGACTAAGGCCATTCCAGTTCTTGAACGGATTTTGATTGTTGTTCTGTTGCTCGCCGGTATCGCGGCCTTTTTCTTTCGGGCGATTCTTTTAGGGGGTGGGTAGGTGGCTAACTCAGGCGTTAAGAAGCAGACCAAGCAAGAAATCTGGCTCGAAAAGCGTCGGCCTTGCATTACAGCTACGCGCATCGCCGCGATTATGGACCTTCATCCATACGCAACAGCGCATCAAGTCTGGTTAGAGATGAAGGGCCTTTACACTCCTGAAGTCAATCTCCCTATGCAAATCGGGAACCATCTTGAGCCGATCGTGGCGCGGCTCTTTCGGGAACGAACCAAGAAGAAACTCAAGAAGTCGGAGTTCACGACGCATCCCAATGTTAGCTATTTCGGGGCCACTCCCGACTATGAAGTCATTGGCGAGGACGCGCTTCTCGAGTGCAAGACCGCAGGATTCTTCAGCGGTCAAAACTTCGGACTTGGGGGATCTGATGAGGTGCCCGACCAATACGTAATTCAGTGCCAGTGGCAATTGGCCATCACCGGGAAGGCCCTTTGCTACCTTGCAGTCCTGATCGACAATTCTCGATTCGAGATATTCAAGATCGTTCGCGATGAAGACCTAATCAACATGCTCGGAACCCGCGCCAAGGCGTTCTACAAGGACTACTACTTGGCCGACGTTCCTCCTCCTCTGTCTGGATATGAGCCTGACTCCCGATGGGTCAAGACCCAATATTCGTACGACAATGGCGGGAAAACGAACACGGACGAGGAACATGACGCCATCGCTGCACAATTGATCCGTGAGGCGCTCCCGGCCCTCGATAAGGCAGAACTAGAGGTAGACCGCCTCAAGAATATTCTGAAGGGATTCATGGGCCATGCATCCGTCCTCGAAACCTGCGTAAACGACTTCACTTGGAAGGCCGACAAGAACGGCAAACGAAGCTTCCGAGTTCCCTACAAATCAGCTAAGGCTTAAATATTATGGCAAATGATGAACTAGTCCGTCCTGAGCAAAGATTGCTCCAAGCGCTCGAAAAGGCGCGAAACTCCTTTAGCGCCGTCGCCGCCAAGCGGGTAACCGCCGAACGCTTAATCAAGGTCGCACTTGGCGCGGCTACCCGAAACCCGATGTTGTTGCAGTGCACGACCCAGAGCATAGTTCGCGCCGTCATGCAAGGCGCGGAACTCGGATTCGAGCCGGGAAGCGCTTTGCAACTTGCGCACCTCGTACCTCGAAAGAACAACAAGATGAACCCGCCAATATGGGAAGCGCAACTCATTATCGACTACCGGGGGTATGTCGATTTGGCGTATCGTTCGGGCATGGTTTCCTTCCTTACGGCCGAGGTCGTATACCAGGATGATCTTTTCGAATTCGAACTTGGCCTCGACCCGAAACTCAAGCACATTCCCAACGGGGACGATATTGATCCATCCAAGATTATCTACGCCTACATGGTCGTGGGAATGAAGGACGGTAGCAAGAGTTTCAAGGTGCTTAACCGCAAGCAACTAGACCGCATTCGGCAGAGAGCAGATGGAAGCAGCAGCGCCTATTCTCCCTGGAATACAGACACAGCGGCCATGTACATGAAGACCGCCATCAGAAACGGCACGAAGCTTATTCCAAAGTCAATCGAGATGGCAAAGGCCGAACGCCTAGACGACGCGATCGACACGGGAGATATGTCTCTGCTCGAATTCGACATTCCCGAAGCCCTAGAATTACCCGGACCATCGGAACCGACGAAAGGCGTCAACGGGGTTAAGGATAAGGCTAAAGCAAAGGGCGCAATCATTGACGAAAACGCGTTCGGCGCGCCTATCCCCCTAACGCTAGAACTCGGTATGCCCGAAAATGAACGGCTTGATTTTGTTATTTGGTGCGAATCTAACAATCTTGAACCCGAGAATGTACAGGCGCAAGCTAAAGCCGCTGGGGTTGCAGACAAGGCGGCATTGTATGGGTTCGCTGAGGGGATGCGAGCATGAGGTACGTTGCGATCGACTTCGAAACATCGGGCCTTGACTCGAAGGTTAATGCTCCCGTATCCATTGGGGTAGCCCTTATGGATGACGGGACCGAGATTGAGTCATTTGAGATAATCATTGCTCCACCAATGCGAGATGGGAGAATAACGAGGGTATATGACGTGGTTGCGTTGGAGGTATCCGGTACGACCTGGAAGAAGATTAAAGGCGGTGCGCCAGCTTTTCAGACTTGCCAAACGCTCATGGAATGGGCAGTGACTCATGACGCTAGGCGCTTAACTGTGGTGGCATTTAACGCCCCCTTTGATCTTTCGTTTTATTCGGAATTGCTGTTCATGGCTGGGACATGGAACCAGCAAACAAGGTCGTTCGAATCATTCGTTGCGCCGTTTTTGGGTCCGTGGCAGTGCGTGAGAATGCTCGCTATGGATGCGCTGAAGATTGATAAATACTCGCTTGACTCCGTGTCGACTCACTTCGGGTTAAGTCGTGGTTCGGATGTGCACGGGGCTTTAGAGGACGCGATTTTGGCCGGGAAAGTCTTTGCGGCTATTGAGTGCGACCCTGCACAAGCAAAGGAGAGTACATGAACGACTTAACAAGATCCAACTTCGAAGCCTACTTTGCGGAAGCGTTTGAGTCTTACTTTGGAAGTCACGCGGACCTATTTGCAGTGTATCCAGACGGAAGTTACATAATGCCCACCGTCATCCTCCATTGGGAAACTTGGCAAGCTGCGACTAAATCCGTGATGCCTCTTCAGTGTCCTAAATGCGAGGGGAGATTGCATCGAGACGAGGGTAGCTATTGGCCCAAAGGAGATAGTAAATGAGGGAAACATCCGACGCAATCAGGCAGAAGATATCGGACTCGATGAAGCGAGCTAGGGCGAATAATCCGGTCTGGACAACTAAGGCAAAGACTCAGCCTAAGCACTCAGAGATGACTAAATCCTTAATCTCTGAGGCGATGATGGGGAATACAAACAGGCGACGTAAATGACAATTTCGAAAACACGTAAAGGCAAGAATAGACCTGGGTTCGTTTGGCGCGAAGAAAGATACTCTTTCGGGTTCGCGCGTCACGTTGAGATTGGTTGGATATTCGAAGGGACCGAAGAAGTTCAACCGTACGCAGTCAGTGGCAACGGACTTCACGGAATCCGAGAGTGGGGGCGCGTAAGGGTTGATGGGATATCGACATTCAAGGTGGCCAACGCCCATGCTAAGTTCCTAAAGCCCCTAGGATGGACAGTCGTAAAAGTTGGAACTTACTACTCTTACGTAACTAAGGAAGGAATTTCATGAGCTTCAAAACCCGCCGAATGGACCTAACAGACACGTACCCGTCAACCCCGTTTCCCGGTGCGACAACCGGTGAAATCACACTGTCAGAAGCGATAAGCCTAGATCCTGGGCTCGTACTTTTCGACATCAACGAGCACAAGTTGCAGCTAACCATAACCGCCTTGATTCGCCTTCAGGAGGCTTTGAAAAACTAATGGGCGAAGCACCACAAGAACCAAGCGACGATAATGTATTTACCGAAGCAGACCTGAATACGGACATTCTCCGATGCGTCAGGGTTGCCCACGAAGTTAATGTAATTTCGGTTATTGATGCCTTTTTGCTAGGTATGACTCAAAAAGATCAAGAGGACTGGGAGAACGGCGATGACCTTATTGAGATTCTTGAACAGCGAATGTTCAAAGCCAATAACGATCTTAATTCGGATCGCCCGACGTATCTAATTCGAGATCCACTCAAACCGCTTGAATGGGCAATACAAAACTATCGAGACAACATCGAAGTCGCTAAGCGAGAATCCGCACTTGATTTCCCAGGTGGTGATTGGGAATGAGCCTAGATCCAAGACCAATCACCGCCCCAGCCTGGGACCTCCGCGACTTCGGAAGCGGCCCCATGATTATGCAGCGCGGGGGCCACTGCAAGGTAGTTCTCTGCTCGGGCGAGAATGGGCTAGAAACTTGCGGTTCAGACGGCATACTAGAGCCGCTCGCAGAAGGCAGCGATGTAGCGAAACTCGTCACCGCTGCGCCAATGCTCCTAGAGTTCCTATCAGACTTCTGCCAGTGGGAAAACGAGCCTGACAAGTGGAGGCATTACTACGCGCTTAAAGAGATGTTCGGGCTTACGGATCGCATCGATCGTTTGAAGGCAGCGAAGCTTACAGCGTTTTGTGTTGGTGTGACCGAGGGCTGTCCTCCATGTCATTTATTTTGCGGCACAAGCCCTTGTAGAAACAATGATGGGAGCGTTGGAACATGAGGCGCATACCTTGCGCTCTATCGCAAATGCTTGGTGTTATGAAAAAAGTGGACTGCTCGAAGTGCCCACACCATCTACCGTCTAATTGCTGCGCTCTACTGAGAGCTTCAGCATGTGATCCATATGAAGGAGTGCAAAGCGTAATACGTGCGGCAGCTCGACAAGCACTGATGGTAATCAATGGCGGTTCCGAATGAGTCATGTCACTTGTCGAAAGGTGAATAGGTACTTCGCTTGCGGTAAAGGATTTGCGACCGCAAGGCAGGCTTGGCGGGTCGCGGCTAAGGCTGAGCTGAAGCAAATTATCATCCATCTAGCGCACGAGATTGAAGGCTTCGAGCCTTGTGGGCACTGCGATGGTACAGGTATTGGCTATCACTGCCACTCGCCCAATTCATGCCCGTACTGTAAGGGAACCGGGTGCTCCTATCCGACAAAAGAGGCTTTCTTTAAGGCGTACGAGTCCATGTTCCCCCACGATGAAAACGGGTCTTGTGGCATATCAGAAGGCGGTAAGTGCGCTGAAACTGGCTGTTACGAAGACCACGGAACTCAGTATCACGGTGAGACGATCTGGCTCGCAGACGGCCTCAAGTACTCATGGTGCAAAACCGCTTATCGCAAGTGGTTAGATGCGAAAATTTTAGAGTTACAGACTCAACCAAAGCTTATGGAGGACGCAGCATGAACGAACAAACTAACCCCTTACCGAAAGCCAAGATCGGTCACAACCCATGCGGGTACACAGCTCTTGAGCGAGCCGCCTACGCCCACGACTTCACATGTCAGGAGTTCGACATTCCCGAGTGGCGACTGCAAAAGGAAGACCCTTATCAACTCAATGTCTTAGGCGTCACGCCTAAATCAACGCCGGAAACCAAAGCTTTCATCGAAGGCTTCATGGTTGCAATGGCGTTCTGTACCGGCTCGATCTCCGGTGGCAGGATGCGGGAACTATTCCGCGATGTCTACCCCGACATAGACGAATTCAAGCTTCAAAGCTGGGCCAACTCAGTCATGGGGATGCAATCCCTGTGGGAGAAAAACGAAGCGCCGAAGCCAACGGGATTCACTTGTGCTTGCCTCAACTGCGAATGCAAAAAGCCAGTTAACGAGAGGGGCACTTTGTGCTTCACGTGCAAACGTGGCGGCAAGGAGAGTGGTTAAACGTGGGTGAAATGAAAGCAAGCGAAGAATGCAAACGGGTTGGCGCAAACGTGCGCCTGCATCGAATCAGGATGGGATTAAGGCAAGACAAGTTAGCCGCAAGGGTTGGACTGTCTCGAACGTCGGTCGTTAATCTTGAAGCCGGGAATCAGAACGTCACCCTTAATAAGCTAGTGGCCTACGCCTCGGCTCTAGGTGTCGATATCACGGACCTGACTGGGCGCATGGACACCGTTTGCATCGAGGTCATCGTCAACGGGGTAGCCGTTCAAAACAAACTGCCTGCCGAAATAATGAAGGCCCTGAAGGATTGGACACTCCAGGAGTTGGGTCGATGAGACTTCTAACCAAGAAGGTGATCATGGGTTGCGACTCGCGGGGTGATGGGGAATCGCCCTACCTGACCCGTATTTGCCTGATCGAAACGAGATTCGGCGCGGCTTACATCCACAAGTTCCACCGATCGGACGCCGACGAGCACCATGATCACCCGTGGGCGTTCGCGTCCCTGATCTTGTGGCGCGGGTACGAGGAGGAAACGCCAACTCCCGACCTCATTGAGTACGAAGGCGCAAATTGGACGCGGTACCACGAACTTGTCAGCATCCGTATAAGTCGAAAATTTACGACCCGCGAGCAAATAGAATACGCGTCGCTTGATGCATTCGCATCCAATTTTGATGATCGGAGCATGCGAGATATGTGCTCCCGAAAGCGCAAGTGGCCCGGCATGGTCCTTTTCCGACGTGCAACTCACCGGCACAGAGTAGTCCTGATCGATGGCAAACCAGCGTGGACCCTCGTTATTCGCGGCCCCTACGTACGAGACTGGGGATTCTTCACGTACCAAGGTTGGCAACGCTGGAAGGAATATTTCAAGGAGCGTGGCTGCTAATGAATCTCTTCACATGGCTTAACACCCAACGCCGATGGAGTTTCGAAACATTCGGTCGCGGTCCAAGAACTGAAGGAAATCTTAAGCACATTGAGAAGGAAATAGAAGAGATTCGCGATTGCCCGGATTCTCTGGAAGAGTGGTGCGACATTGTAATGATCGCGCTCGACGGAGCCCAAAGAGCCGGTCACACTCCATACGCTATTTGCCGACAATTAGAGCGCAAACAGCACATTAACCGATTCGAACGAAAGTGGCCCAAGCCGATAGACGGAGAGCCGGTTGAACACATTCGAGAGGAAGGCGAAGCATCGTGAAACACCTGAAACTACACGACTCGGAAGGCGGCGTACTGGGCCTCATCCAAAGCGATGACGGAGACGTGACTGTCTACGATGCCGCAAACCCCTTCAGGGGATTCAAAGTCCACTTCTGCACGGCGGTCGGCGGTGGAGCAACCCCGAGGACGCTCAAAGCCCTGCGTGACCTGATGCGGGCCGCCAAGGAAGACATCGAAGAACGATTTCCCGACGGGGAAATATTGGAGTGGGAAGAGTGAACAATAACCATCCATTCGCCACCCATCTTCGAACGATGGTTAAAGATGCCCTTGTCGTGCTCCTCGATAATGGAGTTCCGAATGCAATACCCGGCAACGGGTTTCCAGTCGTAATCAAGATCAACTCAAGTACCAGAAAGAAGATCGGTAAGCGATTTACGAAGACTTGGAACCAAGTGCAATGGGGAGACGACGAAGTGTGGTTTGTACCAGCCTGGTCGCTCCTCCAACTCGCCGACGCAATCGACCAACCGAAGCAGGAGGAGGCAGCATGACCCCTGAACAAATCAAGAGACTATGTGATGTCGATCCAACGCACTTCCGAACACGGGATTATTATCCTAATGAGTTGCTTTGGAATCAATTCGGTGACACCAACGAATTGATACACAGAAGGAGATTATAAAGTATGAATGTAAGTCAAGAAGCAACTGAACCACGAACTACGGAAGCGCCTGAGTGCTGGCCTAGGAAGGTGTCCTATTGGTCGCGTCAGGGATGGAACCCGAACGGCGAAAAAATCCCTGGCTGGGCGTGTGTGTTTTACTCGCAGGAAGACGCCGAAACTCAAGCCAGCACGCCAAAGTCCGATTGGGTATGGGACGGCAACCCTGCCAAGCCTGTTTCTATTTCTAATGTCATGAGAAGAGCTAGGCGAAGCGGTAGACCGGGGGTCAAAGTCAAAGCATTCTCCAACGGCCAATGGGTCACAGTACACGAATATCCTGCCGGTGAGCCCATTCCAGAAGAACTGAGGGACGAGGAATGAGTGTTTACATTGATCCGCTTTTCGAAACCCCACACGTTAAAGGTTGGCCATTTAATTGGGCTTGTCACATGCGAGCAGACTCAGAAGATGAACTACACGCGATGGCCGAAAAGATCGGATGTAGAAAGACTTGGTTCCAAGGTGACCATTACGACTTGACAGCATCACGAAGGGTTCTAGCGGTCAAGTATGGGGCCGTGGAGCTAGGACGTAGAGACTTCTGTATCAAGTTCCGTGAACAGCACCTTGCTTTCAAACGAAGCCAAAGGGGTGAGGATTAAGTTCCCCGTCCCTTCCTTAGTCACATTCCTTGACCCACATTTGGGCGTGTTCGATTATCCATTCTACGGAAGGTGCGCCGGGTTCTTGCGGGGAGACAACCCAAACGCCGGGGCGCGTCCAAATGATTGACAGGTCACGCCTTCCGATCTGGACTTTGTAGAATTTCGTCTTGTCAAGCGCGTTGACGAATTTAGGACATTTGAAGCCATCTTGATGATCGGGCCTGATCATTTCAACTCTGCCTTTAGGCGATCTCGCCATGCTTTATTGAGAATACGAACGTTTGATATTCCGGCATTCCTGTCTTTGGTTTTGAAAATCTGAGAGGAATGTAACTCAGGATGGACTAAGACGAACACGCAATTCTGAGTGCCCCAGATGGCAAAATATCCCGATGTCGGAGAGATCTTCCGAAGCTTATACCACTGCTTCATCCCTGTTCCTCTTTCCATTTACGGAGATCGGAGGTCATAATTTCCTCCGTTGCTTAAATTCGATGTCGCCGCCGCAGTGCTTGCATAGGCGATGCTTGGTCGCGCAATTCATGCACACGCGGTCTACATTCGTGCTGCCGAACGATAGGATTGTTTGGCAGATCCCGCACTTTGATGAGGTCATGGCCGCACCACCGACCTTCATCGAATAGAAACAAACTTGGCATTCCTGCTTATTCTGCCTCCCCGTTTTACGAACGTCGTTGACCATCGCGACTTGGCGTTCGAACCATTCTTTTTGATTCGATGTCGTACGTAGGACTTCGATCAAGTCCAATTCCTTGAACGGTATCTCCATTCTAAAACTCCCCCTTACGTATCCGTTCAATCGCTTCTGATTTACGCTTCTCTGATTTAGCCGACTCAGAGAGACACCAATCTGAAAATGCTATTGCCTGCTCTTCTGCGCTAAACATGTATTCCGTTACATATTCCATCGATAAGCGATTCGTAACGGGGTTACGGATGGGGATCGATACGCAAACCGGCCAAACTTTCTGTTCATTATTTAATGGCGATTCTGTCATTGGAGTTCCCTCTTGAGGAAAGCGACTTTTACGCTGTCACTGCTAATATCCTCGACTGCGATGACTTCCCAACCTGCCTTTCCGTACTCGTTCAAGGAAGCGAGGCTTACCGGGTCGTAGCCGTCGTATTGACCCCTGCGGTAATTGCTACTCGCCGTCAGCGTCATGTATTCAAATCTCATTGGTCCTTAGCTCCTTTGTCTGCAAACTTCGCGACGACTTCTGAGCCGAAACTTCTATGGAGTGCCACAACATAAGCCGAAAGAGATAGCCTTGATTGCTTTGCGCGTTGGTTGAACTCCTCTTTTTCGGACGGAGTGAGGCGAACGACAATGCTTTTTGATCTCAGATCATCCATAGATTTTAGTATAACCGTATTTTATACAATCGCGTGCGCAATGATTGCGGAGTGTGATACAATCCTGTCAGCTTTCAAAAGGAGACTCATGGAATTTCGAGAATGTAAGCAGGCAGTTCAAAGACAATTCAACGATATGAAGAGCCAACCGCTCTTTAGGGTGCAATACGATAGGGACCGCTTATGGTCGCTCTATCTAGATTCTTTCCCAGAAGGGACGAACCTCAAGTTTCGAGAACGAACCGAGCATGATTGTTCGTGTTGCCGGTCGTTCATCAAAAACGCGGGCGGTATGGTTTCAATCCAAAACGGCCAACTGGTCACGCTTTGGGACATCCAAGTAGGTGGAGAATATCAACCCTCCATCAACGCTCTTGCGGAGTACGTTCGGTCATGCCCGATTGAAAACGTATTTCTTCACTGTGATCCGCAAATCGGTACCGATAAGAATTTTGAGCAAACCGAGAAAGAAGTTTTGACCTGGGAGCACTTCCATGTCACATTAACCCAGGCTCTTCAATGCTCGACGGATCAAAGAGGACCGAAGGAGTCCGAATATCGGGCACAACACGATGTTCTTTTAAGGTCGCTAAAGGAGATCATCCCCGATGCGATCGAAACGGTATTAGACCTTGTTTCACAAGATAGCCTGTACCGTGGATCGGAGAAAAAGGCGTTACTTGAAGCGTTCCAATCGGCAAAGAGACAGTTCGATGCTTTGACGACCGACGAGGATTTATTTGTTTGGTCTCAGGTAGCCATGAACCCGTTCATTTGCCGGATGCGAAATGATGTTATCGGAACGCTCTTGGTCGATCTTTCCGAAGGGGTTGAACTCGAAAAGGCCGTGAAGTCCTTTGAGGACAAGGTGTCGGGCACGAACTATAAGCGGCCTACTGCTTTGGTAACTCCACGAATGAGGGATAACGCCAAGCAAGCATTAGTAGAACTTGGTCTCATGTCGGCACTGGATAGGCGTTATGCGAAGCTAGAGGATATTCGGGTAACTGATGTCCTATTCGCGGACAGAAGCGCCAAGAGACGCATGAAAGGCGATGTTTTTGACGAGGTTGTAACCAAAGGCCAATCTCAGAACTTTGACAAGGTGGAGGAGATCCCGATTGAGAAGTTCATTGCAGACATTCTCCCTACCGCGAAGTCATTGGAAGTGCTTTTTGAGAATCGACAGACTGGGAATCTGGTTTCACTGATCGCGCCCGAAGACCTGACAGCCAAGAGTCTGTTCAAATGGGATAATCCGTTCTCATGGTCCTACAATGGCGATGTAGCGGACTCCATCAAGGAAAGAGTCAAGCAAGCCGGGGGAAATGTGACCGGTGACGTTTGCTGTAGATTGGCTTGGTACAACTTTGACGATCTTGACTTGCACATGAAAGAGGCGAACGGCAATGAGATTTACTACATGACAAAACGGTCTACAACAGGTGGCCAACTTGACGTAGACATGAACGCAGGTGGCGGCAGTACGAGAACGCCCGTAGAGAACATCTTCTACAACAATTGGCGGTTAATGCCGAAGGGTAATTATCAGCTTTTTGTCCATCAATATAGCAAGAGGGAGACAACCAATGTCGGCTTCGATGTGCAGATTGACATTCTCGGAACGGTTCACGAATTCCACTATTCCGAAGCCGTCAAATCACAATCGAAAGTCACAGTTGCCTTTCTTAATGTTACTGCAAGCGGAGTCGAGGTTATACCCGCATTGCCGTCATCGCAGGCCGTTCGAGAAGTCTGGGGTATCCAAACTCAGGAGTTCCGACCCGTGACGGCTATGATGCTTTCCCCGAACTTCTGGGAAGGATCACTTGGTAACAAGCACTACTTCTTTATGCTGGACGGTTGCAAAAACGACGGATCAGCGCGGGGGTTCTACAACGAATTCCTAAGCTCCGAATTCGAACCACATCGAAAAACGATGGAGATTGTAGGTTCCAAAATGAGAACCGATCAATCAGACGATCAAATGAGCGGCTTAGGCTTCTCATCAACCCAGCGGAACCACCTTATCTGTAAGGTGCATGGGTCCTTTAGCCGCACGATTAAGCTACTTTTCTAGGAGTAAGAACATGGCAGATATTTTCGCAATCGCATCACGTAAGAAATTCCGATTCTCGACCCCACAAGGGCACTTGACGGTTGAAGACCTGTGGGATATCCCATTAAGCTCAACACGCACAAACACGGCCAACCTCGATGCTATAGCAATCGGCATCAATCGGGAACTTAAAAGCACTGATGATACCGTGTCGTTCGTAAATGAGACGAGCATCAAAAACGAAGACCTTCGAACCAAATTCGACGTCGTTCTTGAGGTCATAAAAATCAAGAAAGAAGAGAACGTCGCCGCACTGGAGGCTAGCAAGAACCGCGCACTCAAGCAGCGTCTACTTGAGATCAAATCTAAGCGCCAAGACGAAAGTCTTGAGACCTTGACTGAGGAGGAACTTGACGCCAGAATCGCGGCACTCTAGCCACAAATAAAAACGCTCCCTCTACCTGAAAATAAGTAGAGGGAAGGAGAGAACATATGGACGCACTCAGATCAAGCTTTAATATGCCGCCAGGATGCTTTGTCCGTGACATTCCAGGCAACGGGGACTATGAAGCGCCTGTCTATAAATGCGCTCGTTGTGGCCGATTTTTGAAGCACAAGGCAGACCGTTTCGAGCATTGGGAAGCAAAGGTTCAGTGCCCAGGATGGGGCAGCGATCCTGACCTTGAATTCCGAATGAACTTCGCGCTATGCGGCTCTGGTAAACCGCATGATGCCCACGAATTCGTAGAGGACTGCGGCCAAACCGCTATTCGTATCTGTTCAAACTGCGGACTCGAAAACAAGGAAGTTTGACCCCTACACAATATAAGACAGGAGAAGAGAATGAGCAACGAGCCTAACCCGCCTCCGAGATTTTCATGGCTTCAGTGGTATGGCGATGGAGAACCACAAGACGGCGATCCAGCCAAAGGAGAGGAAATTTCCTGGTGCCACGAACCGGTATTCAAGCACGATGTTAAATACATCCGCGCCGACCTCGCAAGAACTGATGAAGCCGATTACGATAAGATCGAAGCACTGTCAGAACAGTTGAATTCCGCAAGGTCACAACTCAAGCAAATATTCGAAGAATACGATTGGGAGTGGACGAACGCCCTAGACGAACTGCATCTAGGCGACTTGATTGAAAAGCATCTTGGCGCAAATGTGGAGACCCTATTTGATATCATTCGCGACGAGCGTTAAATATGAGCCATGAGATACCTCTACTACTGCCTTTACAGAATTGCCAGACTTTTGCCTTCTTCTTCTGCATCGCATTGGCCGCTTTGCAGTTTTTACACGGTGATCCGTAGCACTCTTGCTAGGAAGCTTATCGAGGAAATGGGTCCGTGCGTAGGTGTCGAGCAGGGGGCTCACTTCGGTTCTGGGAAGGGCATAAAGATAGGAGCACGGTCGAGTCTGGGTATTGACTGCAATATTGCTGGACCTTGCTCAATTGGGTGCGATGTTCTCATGGGTCCGAACGTCAAAATCAAGACACTCAATCACCGGTTCAGTCGAACTGATATCCCCATCTTGAAACAAGGGGTAAGTCCAACAAGACCAATTGCCATAGGCAATGATGTTTGGCTAGGAGACAGCTGCATCATTTTGCCTGGGACTGTCATTGGGGATGGGTGCATAGTCGGGGCTGGTTCTGTCGTTCGCGGCGAATTTCCTCCAATGGCGATCATCGTAGGCAATCCGGCCCAAATCTCGGCTATGCGTGAACATAGGACTTAAACAAAAAAAGAGCCCGACCCCTCGTAAGAAGGATCGGGCATTTAAGCGAGTTGAATACGCGCTTAGAGCAGGTAATAGCCTGTCATGTGGATTCTGCCAGTCAAGGCGCTTGCTGTAGCTCCTATGCTGTTTCTGTAGACGATGGCCGTCGATGCAGGAACTATCGCAGGATTAGCCACAAGAACCAAAGGGTTCATAGTCCCGACGACTCCCGATCCTGAGATGAGCGCGGGGGCAATATCGACATACCCTGAACTTGTGACTCCTAGAGACCCAGTATTTAGGATCGTGACGGTAGTTGCGGTGAGTATTTCGAGTGCGATCGACATGACACTAAACCTCAAAGATGAGGTAGTCAGCGTCGTAATGTTCGCAATCGCGGTAAGGTCGAAAGATGGCCCGATGATCGTAACGAGTTCATTTTGTGATGCCATTTTAAGCTACCTTTATCCACTGAGTACCGTTGTAGCGAATCGTGAATGAGCCGAAGTTTGCCGAGATCAGCATGTTTGCTGCCCCGTTTATATTCTTCCCGTTTCCAGCTACCGTGATGTTGTTCGAACCTGCTGAGCCGCCTTCATCGGTTATCTGATGGGTTTCTCCCACAAATGGCGTTGCGGGCAAGGTTATCGTCTGAGTGCCGGTTGCAGAGTAAGTTGAACCAACATAGGACCCTCCATTAGATAGAACCGTGAATGTCGAAGCTACTGCTGCTTGATAGTTCGAAAGAACCGGAGCAAGGGTATTTGCAAGACTCGCCGCCGACGTTGGACGATGAGACAAGACTAGATCGGCTACCCTCATAGGCAACTGCGAAGTCTGGGTAACCGTCCCATTTCGCCACGTTATGAGAGCGTTATTCAATGCGAGGAACGCGGTATCTGTGATCTGGATTGGATCTGTCTCGTTTCCGACAATGAGAGTAATCCCATTGACATCAGAACAGACAGTGATGTTGATTCGGGTCTTTTTGGTGAAGTATTGGGCCGTAGTCTTGACCGCCGTTTGAGCTACCCCCGCAATTGTGCGCCTCATGGCAAACGTTTGGTCGCTGGCATCAAAGTACACTTCAAGGTAGTTCAATGGATCAATCTGGTAAGTTGCAATTCCGTACAAACTTGACGCCGAGATGCTTGCTGAACTGGCAGTGTAGGTTCCGTTTCCTGCCACGTTGAGAGTGAGGTTGGCATCCTGGTAAAGCTGGAACGTCGTAGCAGAGTTCCCGGTAACCTTTGTATACCAATTCCCGTTTACGGCTGTATTGGCAAGCCCCCCGGCGATTGTCACTCGTTGCCCATCTGCTAAGCCGTGGGCACTTGTGGCCGTACAGAAAATGGGACTTGAATTAGTCGCCCCAGATAGCACAAGCGCGTGAGTCGTTATCAGTTTATCTGACTGGCTAGATGGTTCAATCGTAAATCCGTGGGTCCATGACGTTGTAGTTCTGAGTGCTTGCGAAAGAATCTCCGGACTTCGTGCTGCCGCAAAACCCGCAGGAGTCCAAGCGCCTGACGATGTGGAAAGCATGACGCCATCCAAATGCACTTCGACGTTTCCGGGTGACGCTTCGTTATAGATCGTGATCTGTAAATTGAGGTTGCCCGCGTTGTCCCCCGAGACTGCCGTATAAGGAATTGCGTCAAACGTTCGCCACGTATTATCGAGACAATATTGGAGCGCGGTTCCTACTGTAGTGCCTTGGCCGTTAGAAAAGAACTGAAGCTGAACTCTTTGACCTGGGAGCGGGCTTCTCATGTGAACCTGAGCGTAGTAGACCTGGCCCGTAATCGCGGTGATACTCGCCGTCGAGACGGTTGCTACCGCTTGGTCCATAGTCCAAGAATTGTCTGCGTACGTGATCTGAGCGTAGTAAGTACCATGCCAAGCTCCGTTTGTGCTTGATTGCACAATGGTGGGAGAACCAGATGTTTTCACAAGACCACCGATCCCAGTTTCAAAATCTGTAGAGTTATCCCCCGTCAAAAGGTTCGAAGCAGGAGGATCTACCTTGACTGATTGAGTTGTTGTAACGGTGGGCAGGGGGAATGAAATATGGCCTGCCGCCGCCGTCGCCAAAACAGCCTGAGCGTGAAGTTCATTGTTTACAACCCCAATGATCCGCTTTGAATAAGCGGAACCGTCTATCGAAACTTCTGATACCGCAGCCCAGTTCACAAGGTCAGTTGAACAAACCAACGGGCAATGCCTTGATCCATCGGCGGTGACATAATCGGTACCGATAGAGTAGAAAACGCCTCTGAAATAGCCCAATGGCCAATAGTACGGGTGAGAAGGATCACCGTCCCAACCCTGCGTAATCGCTAGTACGGTTCCTGCACTATTGATAGTGAGCAGAGACGTTTCCATGATCGTATCTGATCCAACTAATAGCCTTGTGGGGTCCCCAAAGTCCAGAAGTCCGACCGGTTGAAAATAGAAACTGCCTGCCGCTGCTGAACGATTCCACGTCAAACCATCGTCAAGAGAGTTCCATATCCCACGGTTCAGGCTCCCGTCTCCGTTGATTCCGATCCACACTCCAAGGGCTTCCTGCTTCGCGAAGGTGTGCCAATGGTAATTAGTCGTCGGAGCAGGTATCGGAGTTGGAAGGGCAAAGACAAGTGCCCACGTTGCCCCGCTATCCGTCGAGCGATAGACTTTGCAAGCGTATCCTTGGGTGCCTGGAACGATGTGGTACTCACCCATGATGATCGTCCCGTTAACTGCTTGCAGGACTGAGGCGTCTTGAAGGGTGGCAGTGATTCCATTGGCCGCGACTCCGAGGGTAAACGGTGACCCCGAAGGGCCTGTCACGTCCACAAATGTAGCCCCCCCATCAATCGACCTCTTGATTGTATAGGACGCTGTAGATGGCGAAATCCCAGCTAGGATAGTGCCATCCGCCAAGATCCAAGCTATGTTAAAGTTACTAAGTCCCGAAGCGTTATTGTTGACTGGTGTCCAAGGTTGGGAGTTCGGTCCGGTGTACCACTGTGGGAAGCTTGAGTTCGCAGCGTAGCCCTGAAGGACATTGTTTTTGATTCCCATCGGCCTAACGGTCGATGTCCCATTTACGGCGTCTTTGGTATGGAAGGACACACCGCAGAACGACGCCTTTACGAACGGCTCGTACCGTGGGGAGTTGGCTGTATAATTCGCGCCAGAGTAGCTAACAGCCGCGCTTATCCGATTAAATGCCATCGTTCGGAGACTGACTGAATCGGTTAATCTCCCATTAAGGGCAAAGGTTGAAGTGATGCCAAGTGCCGTGGCTTCAGCAGCCGCAATCGCGGGGCCTGCCGGTGGATTAATAATTGAAGGTACTGCCATTAGCTTGCTCCGTATTGAATGACATCGCCAGCGGTCCCGTAGAACCAGACCTGATTGAGGTTTGAACAGGCAACCGCAAAGCCGCCGCCGGACGTTGTAAGAGCCGCTCCCGTTGATGGTGAGACGGTGTCATCTCCCTTAACCCAGACCGTCGCGACGTTGCCGGTAAACGTTCCGTCATTAGGAGCTGCTTGAAGTGCTACACCACCTTTAAGGGGCACATTGGGTCCTCGCTGAGCAGCGTTCGATGAGGCGATGGTGATTCGTCCGAATGCCGTGGAATTGGGAGGGACGAAGGTTACTTCCTCGCCTCCAGCGGGTGTGCCTGGGCTCGCGTCCAATTGAGGGGTGAACGAACTTGAAATCGTTACAACGGCTCCCCCCGACAGGGCTGTAGCGAAAATTATCGCGCCCAGTTTCGTTAACGGTGACTGGCCAGAAGCCCCACCACCATCAACCGCGCACCGGTAAATGCCAGATGCCGTAGGAGCGCCCGTGACTAGCACCCCGTTACTCGTGCCGATAATAGACGACACGGGATACGTTTCCCAAGCATTGCCTGAAATCGAATCGCCTACTTGAAGCGAAAACGAGCCTGAACCATTCCACTCGACTTGGAAATCAAGTATCCCTGGTCCGGCACCGCATCCCTGCGAGACGTAGGAGCCTTGAGTAAGGGCAGGGAAAGTTCCCGCCTGCTGAGCACTGATAGTTCCTAAATTAGACATAGACGGCCTCGATAAACATTGGAGATTCCTTAGGTGCGTGAACAAAATAGCCCTGACTCCAAGTAAAAGAGTCAGGGCTGGATGGGTGAGCGGGATTTGAATTTTAGGTGGCGATGGTCGAGTCAGCAGTCTTCCGCAGGATGTTGGTACCGTCACTCCAAAGGATCGCCCCCCGATCATTGGCTACAATAATGCCCGTTCCGGACGCTCCAATAACTTGCAGGTTCTGGGTGGTTCCATCGTTAGCTACATACCATTCAGCGCCCGCCACAAGTGGCAAAATTAGCTTTCTTTGAGAAGCGTTTGTACCGGTACATCGAATGTTGGGGCAAGAATAAACCGCAGCCAGTGGTGTTACGTCAGCGTCCACGTACACAACTGAAGCGATCAGTTTAGTAAATGGAACCCCGTTGCCAGTAAGAGAGTTAAGAGCGACGTCGCCGCCGTTTGCGTAGAAAGTTCCAGCCATATTATGTAGTTATCCTTAGCTTGCCTGAGCACGAGAACAAAGCTCCAGCGTCAATCGTAAACGAGTCGAAAAGTGCCACTTGGTAGCCAGAAGAGACCGAAATGGAGTCTCCAGAAACCAAGTGATCTTTGGATGCCAAAAACCCTTGAACAGACTGGATCGAAGTTTCACCCGTCGAATCATCAACAACAATTCGGTTTTGGCCGATGATGAATGAAGAACCTGAAACGTGCGGAAGAACAAATAGCCCATCCGTCGAAACCTCAGTTATCGATCCACCCGAAGCGGTAACCCTTCCAATGCAAACTTGGCCCCCTGGTGGCGTCGATCCTGCTTGGAACGAAAACGAAAACGTGTAGATTGTCATGCCCGTTCCGGTGTCTACACTCGAAACCCAATCGGCCATAACGTAGTTGGTCGAGCTATCTGGAACGGTTGCAGATCCTCCCGCATAAGGCACGGTTCTACGGTTCTGGACGTAGCCAGGTGCGATGTTTAGAACCAGTAGGGCGCCAGCAGAAAGCGCCATCCCATTGACGACTCCCGATCCTTGCTGCTGAACGACATTACGCTCTTGGCAGTCCGTATTGTCATTGACTACATAAGTGGTCAGCGGCATATTTGCAGCAAGTCTTGATAGTGGTTGGCTCATACTTCGTTCCAGGCGACGCCCATGTTAGTGCTCACAAATCGTCTAACTGTCCCCGAGTCGGAGACTTCAAAAATGACCTGCCGTCCGACTGATCCGCGAACCGTCATCCCCGACTTTCCAGGCGTCACAGAGACAATCGCCCCAACATTTGTAAACGTCGTTTCTTGGTTCGTTTTTCGGTAGCAATGGTAAGTTGTTCCGTCAGAGATCGCGATAAATTCAGTGCCCGATAAATCGTCTATGCATGGTTCAGGCCATGTTCCAGTTGCCACGCTCACTGGCGAACTCCAGTCTTGCCCCGCGTTCGTCGATCTGATGATATAGGAGGTCGTCCCGTCATCAAACACGATGAATAGCCCTCGGCTTGGGGTGCAAGCGATGCCAGCATTAAGGGCGGTTCCGCTATAGGCAGTAAAGATATCGTTGACATCAGCAAAGTTAAATCGAGTCGCAATTAGGTTCGTTCCTCCCGATATCACGGCGTAGACAATCCCAAATTTGTCATGGGTGAGGTCCACTCCTAGCCCAAGGCTTGGATGCCGAAACGACTCTCTGCGCCTTTGTCTATTCTGCAAAACTGCATGGTCGGTCAGATGTGGAAGCGGAGGTAACTGCAACTCGACAGTTGAATTCACGTTACCAAATGCCCAAGGTGTATCTGTTAGATAAAATCCTAATGTGTTGGTTATGCCAGACCCTTCGCCGGTCGAAGGACTCCCTGTTTCATAAACCGTTACCGTCACATGGTTCTGAGGCATTCCGTCAAGCGTAAAGACGATGCCCCACGCCTGAGCCCTTAAACTCTTTGAAACGAGTAAAGGCGTTGCCCCTCCGTATCCCGCTGTAGCATCCCAAACATTCCCGGCGCCAGGATAAACTTGCACTTCGTCCCAAAGGTCTTGAGCAGGAATGGTCGTATTTACTGGGACATCTACCCAATCTTTCCACGCAAGAGCAGTCCAGTCATAAGTTGCGCCTTCAGCCCCAGCCAGAAGCATTTCGAGTCCAGAGTTGTGGTAACCGTCTGTTGGATCTGGCAGCAAGGTAGCCGTCAACCCAGGGAAGTAGGCAAGCATAACCTGCATCTCAGAAAGCGAGTAGTAGCGATAGCTTGGACCTCCTGAGAATGGCTGTATATGAGCGAGGGCGGGCATGTCCATCGGGCGATAGTCGGTCTCAATGAACACATACGACTGAACGGTTGTTTGATCGCTTGGAGATGTCCAACCATCGACAAAGCTTATGAAAGGTTCAAGAAGCGTTAATGCAGCTTGCCTTTGTGGAGATGTTGACTCGACAAGAGAAACGCCAGTAAGTTCAATCGTATAACCATCTGGAATCGCTCCAAAAATAAGGGTGTCGCAGAAATTTGTCCCCCAACCGAGTTCATATTGATTTGTCGGATCAGTCGCAATCGGGAAGCCACCTGGATTAACAATTGGGAACCTACTCTGAGTCCCGTTTACCGTCGTTGTATCGTTTGTCGAGCAAGTGAGATCCGTATTTGGCTGCGAGGTCGTAGTCTTGAGATTTACATTCCAAGTTTGCGAGCCAATAGAGATAGTGAAGGCCACAACATCATTAAAGACAGCCCAATAGGTTGCATTTGGGGGAGCATGGCCAACCGTAGGCAGGATGCACTTATAGGTTATTCCAGCATCAAGAACTAGTTCGCCGGTTAAGTACGTTCGCCCGTTATCGTAAGCAGGTGCAGTGAAGAACCCGTGAATCTGAAGATAACGAAACGCTTCCCATACTCTTACGGTAGATGGGACATTTAGCGTGAAAGCCCCCGCGCCGCCCGCTACGACGGCTTTCAAGTGGCCACCGCTTATGGATAGGGTCGTGTTGCTCCCGGCTGTCCAGTGAGTCAAAGCCGTACAAGGATCTACCGTAACCGAAGGAGCATGAGCCAGTGTCATCGCGTCCCACTTGAACCCTCGAAACATACAACGCCAATCATGAGGATCATCAGGAGAAAGCCCAGAGAGCCAGCATGAAACAGGTGAAAGCTCATCGAGAACTAGTGGCCCAAAGTTCGTACTCTGCAAGAACGCCGCGATATTGTAATGGTTCTGAGACCAACTGGTTGATGCCGAGTTATTGAGCAGAAGTGAATTCGTTCCCCCTGCTTTTTCTTGAATTGTTAACGTATGTCCAGGCGCAGGGAAGGGGCTTCGGAAAGACATGATTCTTCCCGAAAGCGCGTATTCGGTAACTGGTTGCACTGCGCCAGAAGCCGAGCCGTGGCCGCCGACTGTTCTTGCTGGAATGTTTTGAGTCTGAAGGCTTAATAGCCGTCCGCTGTACGTGGCAGTCGCTGTCCCGTCGAAATCTGTTTTAGTCCATGTTTGGGAAGGCAAGACAACTCCGGTATCGAACTGAACCGTCGCGTTTTCGTTGTAAATAAAAGATGCTCCAAATACGGCCCCATTTACGGTGCCCACGTGGATATATCCAATCGGGAAAGCGGTTGTGACTGGATTTGAAAGCGTTACAGAAGCGCCACCATAATCAATGTGAACCGTAAGGGTGCCGCCCACCTTTGCGAGTTCGTAAAATACAACTCCTCTTGCAGATAATCCGTCACCCTGCGCGGCTCCGCCCGCACTCGAGAACGGAGTTCCGTCAATTAAAGATGCAGCAGTTGGGATATAAGTCGAAGCCCATTCTTCGACATCGCAGGAAAAAGACCAGGTTCCTGACGCTGAAAGGTCCCACGCAATATTTAAGCCTGGGCCCCTAGTTTCGTGAATATATGCGCCTGCCTGATCTGATCCGGTATGGCCTTGTCCATCATCTGCCGTGACGATAACGCCATAGAATTTGTCCCCGGATGGATTTGTAGGAACGGTCGGCGCTTGCTGCCATGTTACGATCGCCCCAAGAGCGCCCCAAGCGAGTTCCATTGAACCGGCAGACTGACTATTGTGAGTTCTAGTTGGAAGCGGAACTGCAACTGTTTCGATCCAAAAGGAATAGTCTCCGGACATCGTGCCAGATATCGTAATAGTTCTGGACTTTCCAGTCTTCCAAGTAGGCATTAACGAACCACGTCCGGCCCGCCAATCCTACTGTAGCCAATCACGAAGTAAAACGTTTGTACCGGGCCGGTCGCATCTTGAACCATGTTGAGATAGGTAGCAATAGGAAGTTGATCGACATTAATACTTTGAGAAAGTGCCCGCCCTCTCGTGAATGGAGAATGAGCGCCTTGAATTTTTTCGTGGTGATCGCGCTTCCTTTCGGACTGCTTCATGTACTCGAATTCGGTTGATCTCATGGCGTAAACCCTGGGGGTAAATCGTAGTTATCAGGAAGCCTATTGGGAGTCGTCCACATCTTCAGCGGCGCAGGAATTCCACCGACTTGGAAGTCAGCATCTTCGTACGGTCCAACATATCCGCCAGTAACTGAACCCGCCCATTCCCAACGAGAAGACGATGAGGACGGAAGAGTAAAGTCGTGCCGAATCTCGACATCAATATGCTCAAATCGGTACGCGCCATACGAAACGGGTGCGCCCGCTAAGTACCTGCCGTCAGGATCATCGAACTTCGCTTTTCCGATAACTACGAAGAATTCATCTACCGCTACTTCTGGCTGCCATTCGACGGAGGACTCAAAGAATCTCAGTCTCTTAAGGTTGTAATGCTGTTCGTAATACTGCCGGGCCACTTGTTCAACGGATGCCGCCGTCTCAGCAATCTGCAAATCTTCGGTGCCGAGTTGTTTGACTCTTTCAGCTCCCTCGAAACCGATGTAAGAAGGATCTGTTAGAACCCTTGAAGGAGGAGGGATGTAGCGGACCTCGGTTCCTTGCTTGCCATCAACTCCTTTCGCTGCGCTCGCTAGGATCGCGTTAAAGTCCGGTCTTTGAACCGTTAACTCCTCTTTCCCGACAATTAGGAAGTCGTGCCCTTGATAACGCTCCGCTTCAGTCGAATAATCATCCCAAGGAATTAACGAGTTATCGAGGAAGAACCGGTGCTGCACTTTTCCGTGTTGGAAATCCGTTCGGTCGCCATAGATCGGACCAATATAGATCCTCCAATACATCCCTCCAATTCCGTTTGAAACCCAACGAACTCTAAATGGTGGCGAGAACTGGACTCCCAATTTTGAAGCGACATTCCGAATGAAGTCGCCTACGCTTGTGTCCGTATTCGGTCTGAGAAGATCGTTTGGATTCGTGAACTTGGCGAAAGTTATGCCGGCCATTTCAGGCGAAGACGCATAATCGACAAAGACTTCTGAATCGAGGAACCCGCAACTCTTGATCGCTTCAGCGAACTTTTCGGCGACTATTTCTCCTTCAACTACCGATTGGAGCAAACAAGGCGTCGAGTCCAATCGGTCCCACATATCGAGACCCTCTAACTGGTCCGTCGTAATCTGGGAAGGGCCTTCGGCAGTCGGCTGGTCTCTTGAAGGGTAGAAGTCGCAAAGAACTACCTCGTCGCCATCGTTATTCAGCGCCTTGACCCGGCATGGTCCTGGCTGCTTGAGAAGGTCTAGGTAGTCGGCAACGCTGTCTCGGTTTAGCTTGATCTCAACTCGCTGGGCGCTAAGATCTGTAGATAGGATGAATCGAATGAGTACCCAATCTGCTGAGGCGTCGATTGGATTCCAATCCGGCGTGTGGACATTTGCAGGGTAGGAAACTCCGTAAGCATGGCACTCAGGAGAATAAACGCCGTTCTGAGATGGATTGAGTGTTACGGCCGATACGAGGGCTTGTCCTGAAGACGCTAAATACGGAGTTCCATTCTGGTTATAGAGAACTACGGAAGTAGAAGCAGGAGTACCGCCAGACGCTTCCGTTTGGCCCTCGATCGACAAAAGGTAATGATCGATTCCGACGCTACCATTCCAAGTTGGCTTTGCAGGAGGGTACTCCTTAGCCATGAATATCGTTTGAGGCGCCGGAAAGTAACCCTTCGCCATGATGAAGTGATAATCAAAATCGTCGGCTTTAAGCCCAATCGAAAGCTTGGCCGCAGGGTATTTCACCCACTGATTTAGAGACGCATCCCATACCGGCTCAAGATTATTGTTATCGGTGGCAAGAGGTCCTTGACCCTGAAGAACCGTGATGAAGCTCTCAGTCTGAGATGAGTAGGTGCTTACTCGCTTGCTTCTACCCGTAAGTGGATTCTGAGTGAAAGAAACCGAAAGGAAACGTCTTCCGAGTGGCACAACAGATACCTGGAACGGGTTCGTCATGTTGACGCCGCCATCCCTTAAAACATAAGTGTCAATCGGTACATAAAGTCCGTTTCCGTCGATGTCGCCCCATAGGTAAGCGAATCCCGACATGGTTATTTCCATGACGAACTTCTGCCCCCATGCGATCATGAAAAATGTATGGGCAAAGTCTCCCGGTATGCCGGACGGGAAGATCATTACAGCGAAGGCTTGATTTGCTTCTAGTTGTATTGTTGTTTGGGCATTCCAAACCATGTTTTGGTCTGAATACACCGTGCGAGCAATGAAGCCCATAAGCCCAGGAGGAACAATAACGGATTCGCGTATATCGGTTGAGCTAACGAGCGTCGGACTCGAAACCTGATAGTCTGCCGAAAAGCTTGTATCATTGCCAGTAGATCCGAAATAGCTAAAAAGCGTTCCACCCTGGCTAGTGCCGCGGTAGTCGATATCTGAAGGCTTAATCCAAGTCCTGAGTGCAATCGTTGGATCAAAGCGTTTAGCCGTAAAGAATCCCGGCTTGATGATGATAATTCCAGTATTCGGCTCTTGCCAAAGATAGTCAGGCAAGGAAGCGTCAAAGTAGACTCCTCCCTGATTTTGGGAGAACGCCATACCATGCGCGGTTTTGAATCTCGACCAGGCTTGGTTAAGCTTTTCGCTCTGAGCGTGGTTAAGAGTTAGGGTAATGTCTGACATATTGCGACACGAATTTTAAGAGCCGAATGAAGATTTTGCCGCCTGGTACAAGAGTTGTCATTCGGACAAAGAACCCTCATTACAAGCCGCCGAGAGCGCCGATGGTTGTGAGTGCTCTATATCTGCTAGTGATAGGCGTTTGCTTCGCGCTTGGATACTATTTAGCCGCGAATTTCAACTCTACGCCCAAGCCCGAGCCCTCATACGTTGCTGCTGAGATTCGATATCCGACCGCCTAGTAGGTCGCTCTGCTGGCGAGACACTTTCTTCATTCTTGGATGAATGATTTGCACCATACCAAGCGATACCCGCTCCTGCGGCGATAGCGCCTGCAACCGCAAGTCCTACCCAGTTTCTAGTTAGAGCTGCTCTGATAGCTTCCCAAACAGCGGCGAGAGCCTCAACTGTAATGAGTGCCCTCGTAGCTGCAACGACGAGGTAAATAGCATCAGCTATCGTACGCCAAGGCTGGTTTAGGACAATGAGGAATCCTGTCCAAAAAGCGGCAAGCCTCTCCCACAATACAAGTGACTGAATGATCGGCAGGACCAATGAAATGGTCTTAAGTGCTCCGACCGCCAGCACGATATTTCCAATCCAGCCGTGAGTTATATCGTTAAGCAGCGTTAAGGTTTTTAGTAGTCCTTCTAAGAGCGAGAGCGCCGGTTTCACGAAAGGCAAGAGTCCTTCGCCGATGCTTCGGAATAGATCCTTGAGCGCAGCCATCGTGCCCTTGGCAGAGGATGATAAAGAGTTATTTAGCGCATCAGTTAGACTATCTTTGCTCAAGAGTTCCCGAAGAACCCTAAGCGTCTCTTGCGGAGAACTCTTGACTTGGTACGATTTTGTAACATCGAGTCCAGCGCCGCGTAGGGCGTCGATACCAAGCCCAGCCTGCCGAAGCACCGCGCCTAGTCGTGCTATACCGCCTGATTCTAGGGATGCGAATATGCGGGCGGTCGCATCAAGGCCCTTGCCGGAACGCAATGCAAGCTCTTCTGACAGCGGCAAAAGATCCGTGATGGAGGCGTGGACTTCATCAAAGACCTTCCGCGCTTGAAATAGTTGCTCCTTGTCGAACAGTCCCTTTTCTGACTCTTGCCGTATCGCCTGCATTTGGCTCAAAGCGATCGATGACGAATGAGTTAGCGCCGTCAACTGAAGGCGCATACTTTCATCTTCGCCAGCCGCCTTCAGAGTGCCAAAGAGGAATAACGTAGCAACAGCGAGAGCGCGAAACGCGATCATCGCCAACCTTGCTTGCTGGGCCGCTCCGCTTAGAGCACCAGTAACACCGTTGATTTGCTCGACCGCCGCATTCGCGTTTCGAACGGTAATCAGGATAGCTAATACGTTTGGATTCATTTGCCGCCTAACATTCCATTCTCGCGCTCGTGGGATAACTGAACCGAGATCCATTTGGCCGCGCAAGCGGTCTCTATCTCGTCAGGCGTCCAACCCTCTCGCGTCAAAACGGAGATAGGCTTACCGGTCGCCTCGACACACCACATTTCTAGTTCGCAGCGGGTGCCACTGCGGTAGAGTTTCCCGCCGCAATCTCGACGGTGCCAATTCCTGGCATAGACATAAGTTGGCTTGCCTTGCCAAACAGCAGGATAAATAAGCCCGGTTCAGTGGCGTAGATCTCTGCGATCTCGACTTCTGTGTAAGGAGCTTCTAATGGGTCTGGTTGTATGTAGGCAAGCACTGTTAGGATTTCGCCAACAGAATTCGCGTTGAAGATTTCTGGAATCGGGAGAATCCGGTTACCGTCATCGTCCTTCGGAGCAAACTGGATATTCCACATTGCGGCAATATCTTTGTTCTTCGGGTTACCGATCGACTCCATTGCGACCTTGACCGAAGGCAAACCGGAGAACCGATAAACAAGACTATTGTCTTCCGGGTCGATCACTTCTCCGGTTCTGGTTTTAAGTTGCTTCCCGAGCCGCGCTCTCAGACTACTCACGAGTAAACCACCGGGGGCTGCCCTGTAACAGCGTACGGCTTGACGGTCACCTTGTAAGTCGATGGACCGGCTATCTCGTTTTCAACGTCGGTGATTATCCCAGTGATCGTCACCGTTTTAGATACAGAATTGATTGTTGATACCTGGACCATCTTGATCTGCCTGGGAGCCTGGAAACTAAGCTGCCAAGGAGAAACGACGTACTTAAACTCAATATCGAGTTGCCCATCTCCCTTTGTGGCTCGGTTGATGGGGTATGGATTCTGTCCCGCGCTATGATCGGCGGTATTGATCGAGGATTTGATGTTAACCTTGTCGATGTAACAAACAACTCCAGCCCCCCAGTCATCAGGAAGCACGCCCGTATCTCCGACATTGGGAATATAGAAAGTGCACAGCGTATCCTGAAGCGCACTAACAGCAGATTCGAAAGCAGGTAATGACATTTGTTCCTCTTAAAGTGGTCGAACGGAGACGGTGTAAGTCCCTCCGCCGTAGCGAAAGGGTCGGTTCTTCAGTTGAGGCGCAAGGTTTATTGGCTTCGCACGAGAACAGGTAATCCAAAAGCCGTTTTCTGCGACTCCGATTGTAAACATAGCGTCGTATATGGCCTGTGCGCAGGCATCAGTCAAAGGCTTGCCGCCTTCCGTGTCGCTAATCACGGCTTGGACTGAGTAGTTAAAGTTCGCGCCCACAAACACGTAACCATTGGTTGTCGTGTCGGCTGCCGGAATCCCGCTAAAAATCACATAGGGCGGGAAGACTCCGGCAGGAGGGATTTGGTTGTAAATGCTTGCCGCCCCAAGTGGCAGAAGGCCCGTAAGATCCGTGCTCGCGCTTAGGACCTCATTAACCCATGTATCCGCAGCCTGGACGTCAAGCATTTACTTAGATCCGGGCCCAAGCGTAGGCTTTGCTTTTGAGGCGTTGCCGGTGCCTTCTTTTAGCGCCTTATTCTCAGCAGCGGAGAGCGCCGAGCTATGAATAAGTCTGGCAACTTGAGTCTTCTGCGCTGTGGATGCTACTTCGCTAGTTGTCTCGGTTGATTCGGTGTTATCTTCCATGTTAGTTATTTAGAAGGATGCTGATGTTGAGGTCGGTTTCAGCGACGTTTGTCACGAAAACGCCTGCTGTGATATCGACAGTGAAAGGGTTGGGGAAAGCCGTTGCGTCTACCGCGTACTGGTTTACATCCCAGTGGACCGCTTGAGATGGCCCAACACTCATTAAGGGCGCAGGGGAACCTGAGCTATTCCATTTCAGAGTTGCGGCGGTCGAGCTAGTAATGTCAGCGACCTGGACATTGGCGGTGGCGAACGCGCCTGTAATATGGGTGTTAGTCCCAGCGGCTACGGTCGCCCGAATATTGAATTCAGCGTTACCCAGAAGCTGGTACGTGGTCGAGATGGTATCGCCGTTCGCTCCTTGCGAAGTGATCGTGATTTCTCTGATGATTGTTCCTACTGCTGCCATTTAAGCTCCTTGTGCCTATCCAGTCATTGCATCGTCTACTGCCCGTTGCAGAATCGCTAAAACCACTGGGATGGCTCTTTGAGCTGTTGCTTCCCAAAACGGTCTTGCCGGAACCCAGTTTCCGAACCAAGAGATATAGCCGTTCTCAACGTACTTGCCGTGGGATGCCGCAACCGCTACCCATGCATCGTAAGGTGATTCGCTGGTTACCTGTGGGTCGAATTCAATATAGGTTTCCGGTGCTTCACCAGATCCCATTCCAGAATCCCTAGAATTAGCGTGAGGGGGAATCCCACCAGGTTGGCCGAGTTTCCATGCTCTAATTGCTTCCCAGTTTGTTGGGTTGTTCAGCGCGGCATCTGCGGCCATATCGGTCTTTTCGTCGTAAGTCGAGTAGCCGTAAAGCGAGACGTAAATCGATTCCATCAAAGCATACGTATCGTAGGCATCTAAAAGAAGGACCTCTTCGATACCAATTAGCTCGACTTCGACCGCTGCATCTTGGACCGCTATGACAAGATTGTTTTTGACATTCTGCGTGAATTTATCCAGCCCCTGAAAGGTGGTCTCAACCAGGAGATCAATCATGGCGTCAGCTTCGATATGAGATATTTGCGGCTGATCTGGTCGGGTGAAAGCCAGTCGTCTGTATCTTGAACTTCGTAGTCCACCCCATCGACCCGAACCCGGTCGCTTGCGTTGAAAGAGATCGTGTGCGGGATGAATAAATCAAAGAAGCTGAGGTCAAGTTGCGAGAAGGGTATCGGCAGAGAATCGCCCTTTGTCTCTTGGATATTGCAAGTAAAAACCGGGCCACTTACCACGAACGTAGTCAGGTTGGAGCCATCCGCATTCTTTGAAACCGTTTGTAGCAATCGCTGCCCCGTGCTTGTCTGATTCGAGACACTAGCCGATCGACAACGCTGCAATATCACGCTTTGCAGTCTCAATTGTTTATCCCGACGTTTGTGTTTTTATAAGGCTGTAAAAGCCTCATGGCTTGATTCTGCCAAGAGGTACCCATTTGAGCCAGCAGGTCCGGGTTGAACTGGAACTTCTCACTGCCTTGCTGAACTACAACGGTTCCCGTGCGAATCCCTTCTAGGATGTCTATAGCGACAATTGATCCCCCGAGCCTTAGAAGCCCTTGCCAAACGTCCTCGCTAAGTATCTGCTGTACGCCCCACTTGGCCAATATCGCAATCGAGTTCACCGGTCCCCACTGCGGGCAAACAAACTCTAAACGGTTGTATGGTCGCTTACTGCTTGGAGCGTTTTGAGGCTTAAGTGTATAGCCGGAAGCCGCGATTACCTGGGTATTGGATGTAACCGAAACAATAGCCGTCGCATCCTGAAGAGCAGCTCCTAATTGCAAGACTCGACCGCCTCCATATTGATAGGAGAAAGACTTGTTGACAGGTTGGTTGCCGGGAGGATTGTAAGTTCTAAGTGAAGCGACCGAATCTTGCAGGAAGGGGATATACCCCATCTCCTGCTCGAAGGCGCTCGACACCATAGCGCCTATCCCGGTGTAGCTGTATCCGTCAGGGACAACTTGCCCTGACGCGACTACGAAGGCTTCGTAGTCTGCATCCCCGGGGTAGGCAGTATGGCTCATGGTTTATCGACTGGCCAGCGCCCGCGCGTCTCTGATCGCGTTAATCATGTCGATTTTCTTCATGCCTTTGCGGGGGAAGTTGAGCCCCATGCGTACGCCCTCTTCTTGAAGTTCCGACTGCTTCATTTCGTCTAGCCCATCAGATTCTTGGGACCATTCCCCACGAACAGCCACGACTGATCCAACCTGCCAGTTGCCGTCGTTCGATTTCATCGATCGAATGAGTAAGGGACCGTCAGGGCCTTCAATCAGATCGTAGAGCGGAATTCGAAGGTCCTTGAAATTCTTCATTGTGGTGTCGAGCAGAACTCGCTCATCCACGTAAGGCGGAATCATAGTGCCATCTAGTCGAACCTCATCGACCTTGGTGCACCCTGGCAAGACTACACCGCTTGGGTCTTCGACTCGAAAGAGCCTAAATCCAGCATCGTGCATCTGGGATGGCTGCTGATATGGACGGAATACATTAATAACTGTTGGAACCATATAACCTCTTAAATGGAAAGGGCCGCTTGAAGCGGCCCAGTTTGTCGCAGACTAGGAAGACTAGACTGGAGTGAGCCCCGAACTCTTGGCGACGACCTTAGCGTTTTTGATTCGCAAGGTTTCGAACACTGAGATCAGGAAGGCATAGACCTGCGGAGCTGCCGTAGTCGGCGCAAGCTCCTGGGCTACGTAGCCTTGGATGTTGACGTTCGGCGCAAGTTCAGGAAGCTGAACTTGCGGGAGAACTCGGACATCGGCGGCTACCATACCGTCTGGGCCGCGCTCGCTTCCGAACCACATCGTGCCTGCCGGCATAAACCGCGAGACTTCGATGGGAACGATTTGCCCAGTGATAGGATGCTTGTATCCGATAACTCGACCACCCAGAATCATATCTGCGCTCGAAGTCGCTTCGACGCGGATAATGGAGCCGGAAGCCGTCGCAAGGTGCGCAAGAGAAAGGGCCTCTTGAGCGTTTGCGATGATATAGGCATCCATACCGCCCTCGTTATGGATTCGGGTTAGCTGCTGATCCATGTGAGCGGTAGTCAAAGCGCCTACTGCTGTTTGGACTTGCTGTCCCGGCGTTCCGTTTGCGGTTGTGGTCTGATTAAGGCAGCCATCAAAGGCAAAGTTCGTAGTTCCATCACCCCAAGGTGCGGTGAGAATTGTCGAAGAACCATTGATTAGACCGTTCTCCTCTGAGAGCATTGTTCGGCGAATGCCCGCAAGAATTTCGGCATCTCGCTGGTTTTGGTACGTAGCGCCAGCCGCCATTGCGAATCCGGTGATTGATCCGATGGTACCTAGCAGCTTGTATGCGAGAGTGAGCTTTGCGTACGTTGCCTTGGCCGTAGCAGGCGCTCCGTCTTCAGCGAAGAACATCTGAACAGGAGCCTGCCCCGGCTGTGCGTAAGGACCTTGGAAGACACCTTCTGCCGTGGTCGTAGAGATCGTTGAGTTTAATACGACAGTTGTCGTATTTGTAACCGATACAACGGTTCGATAAGCCGCCGTCACCGCAAAGTAGAGCGACGTTCCCGGCTGCATACCAGCGGTTGACGCTACCGTCTGAGTCGCCGAGGACGTGCCAGAAGTTATAGTGGTGTTGACGCCGTAGCCGCCACCCAAGGCAACTTCTTGCTCCCAGGACGATGCAGTGCTAGACCCCACCGTTCGAGGCAATCGGTTGCGAAACGGAGTGTCAAGCGGGACGATCTGTAGCGCAGGCGCTTCGAGATCTTCGCGAACTGGGATACCGGTTGACGTTTGAGCACGGTTAAGCTGCTGCAACAGGTCCGTTTGCAGGGACAAAAGGAACTGCGCAGGATCGGTATCACCGAATTCACCGCGCAAGAGTTGATCCATTCGGCCTTGAATATCGCCGGTGGAATCCTGGTAAATAGGTCGAGATCGTTGAAGGAAGGCAGGGTTAAATCCCCCTTCCCCCAAATCCCCTCGCATGAAGCCGCTAAGAGTTGGTGAAATCATTTTTGTTTTTCCTTTTTGTGGGTTAAGCGCCGAGTGACTCAAGCTCGCGTTTGATACGCATTAGCTCATGAGCACGGCCATCTTGTGACTTGCCATCCCGAGAGCGGTCCATTCGCTCAATTTCCGATTTACGGTCCTTGAGTTTCTTGATTTCGCTGGAATGGTCAGGATTCGTACCGAACGTGCGTTCGATAACTTGCGTCTGCCCGACTTGAGGCCGAGGACGCGTAGGCATGTTCTCCAACTCCGCAATGCGCCCTTTTGCAACCCTTTCGAGTTCTTGCACTTCAGCGATTCGGGTTATCGATTCATCGCGCTCAGCTGTAAGCGCGAAAACTTGTGTTTCGAGTTCTTCAACTCGGGTGATATTTGCTATCCGTTCTGCCCGAACTTCGGACATTCGCGTTAGCATCGGAACTGCCGCACGGTCATAAGGCGCGACGTCGATATCTTCAACGTCGGCAAAGATCGCAGGATCCGGCCACGACTTCATCACTACGATGGGTACGAGGAAGTCGGCGAACTCATCAACAGCCATTCGCAAAGCTGTTTCTCGCTCTTCATCGCTGGCGAACACTGCACTTTGAATCATCCAAATGCAGTTCGAGAGCATATCGAACGCAACATAGCGCAGTTGACCGGGAAGCTGACTTTCGGCTACCTTGGCGAACATTCCCCTGGTAACGGCGGTTAGCTCGAGGTATCGCTTCGTCTCTTCTGTCTCCCATGCGTCGGGCACGGTAAGTCCTTTGCGCTTGGCGATAGCGATAATCTTTGTTTTGATGCGCTCTCGCATGTCTTCGGGAGCCTTACCAATCAGCTTCGCCGCAGAATCAACATCCTCTTGGGTGTCGATAGGATATTTACGCTTCTCTGGCCAACCAAAGTCCTTGACGGGAAGTTCTTTCCGCTTTTCAGCGGTCCATCTTCCGCGCTCTAGCTCCTCTAATCGTTCGATTTCTTCTTCTTCGTCGTCGTGGATTTCGCAAAGAATCTCACCCAATCCATCTACCCGGAAGGCTGTAAATAGCGCGTCAGGGTCTTTGGGGCGATCAACAAGAGAAGTTTCGAACCATGTGCACGATTCCACCGTCTTACCGCGCATAACCTTAGGGGCAACGCCAACGGAAAAGCCTTTATAGGTGCCGTCTTTGACTTTCTTCCATTCCGTATCATCGGAGATGTAGCAAGAGATGTCTGCAACGCGCTTCCCATCAAAATCAATCCAGCTAACGCCGCATTCCTTGGCTATTTCTGGATCATTTGGGGTGGCTGTACCTGCCGCTACGGGCTGGTGCATGGCACGGATAGTCCCGTACTTCATGTAGTCTGCCGTGGCGTTTTCCATCGCGCTCGACTTGAGCCTTATACCGCCTTCACCGGTGACTACCTCATTCGCGAAAGCACGGCCTACAACGATACGCTTGTCATCGTCGTACCGAACTATCGGTGCAAAAAAGTGAAGCGGGTTTTGATTTTGGATTCTCATTTATTGATTACCTGCCTTGAAGCATCGCCGAGAAAGTGGCTGTGGGCGTTGTTCCAGATAGCACCCACGAAAGAACTCCCTGAGAGCCCGGCGACTTCGGGACATTCATTCCCGTGCCAATGTCATCGACAATAGTTCCAATCGCCGATACTCCACCTGTCCAAACGGGATAAGCGTTGCCGTATGAGTCGAGCCGGGAATAGGTGAAAGAGATCGTGGCCCCCGCAGAAATCGCGGTTACGTTTATATCGATCTCAAGAGTCTCAATTGAGCCAGTGGCGATAGGATCAGTTTGGCCATTCGCGCTTACGGCTTTCGCGTTGACCTGATAAGGTGTTACTAAACTTGGCATGATGCTCCATTAATAAATCAAGGCATTTCATTAGGTCCAACTTTGGCCATTCTCGCAAACCATAACCACTCATTGGCACGGATAGGATCATATGTGCCTGGCGTTATGAACTCTTCAAATGCACATGCGAATGCTTCCATGTAGTTGGTTTTCGCGTAGTCGCAAACGGGATTGAATCCTATCCACCATCCCAGTCCGTGGATTACATGAGCGATCTCGTGGATTACGGTTTTTGGCCCGACTTCTAACGGAAGTACGACTGTTACATTTCGCTTATACAGCGGTAAATGATCCTGGTGAAACTCATATAGGACATGAGCGGTTTTGGAGTATGGGCGACCGTCTCTGGTGAGATGATCTGAGTAAGGGCTAAGGACACTCGGGGATCGTCCAATTGCCCAATCACAAGAAATCTGTTTTAGAATTGGTTCTGGAATCCTAGAAATTGCCGATTGAATCGCTTCCGAATTCTGGAAATTCCCTATAAAATTCACGACCTATTGACCCTGAATGCTTGCCGAGAACGTCATGGCTGGCGTGTTAGTCACGTTTACGACCTCTGAGGTAGTTGAGTTGACCGCCGAGTCCAAGACGACATGAGTCGAATCGGTGACTGTTAGAATCGTTCGGCTTGTCGCAGCGGTTACAAACTGCAAGGTGTCTCCCGCAAGCATTCCAGCCGTACTGGTTAGTGCTTGGGTTGCGGAGTTCGCACCCGTCGAAACGGTTGTGTTAGTCGCCGTTCCTGCTACCGTCCACCTCAGCCGCGCTCTATTCGAGAATCCCTGATTAGTCGCTTGACCAGGACCGAGTGTTGTCGAAATAACTCCCGCAGCAGTAAGAGCCGTGGGGCTGTAACAGGGATACCAAAGACCATCTGCTCCTTGGCGGTCGAGGAACCAAGCCATCGATGGGGTAACGCCTCGCACGCTGGTCACATTGATGTCAATGAGGAGTTCTGACAACCCTTGCGTATTAAACGATGGCGTGTTGTTATTCGCCGTGTACGTAGTTGATGCTAGTCCTACAATTGCTTGGATCATTTTCTATCGGTTCCTTGGAGTTAGTTTTCGGGCATGAAAAAAGCGACTCTCTTTCGAGAAGTCGCTTTCAATTTTTGGAGTTGGAGTTTTAGGCGTTGTGTTTACAACGGAAAACCAATCTCAAGGCCTGCGCATTCATCCTTTTATCTCGCTGCAACCGCTGCTTGAAGATGGACATGGCAAATAGGCTATCGAAGTGGTTCATACATTGTCCTCAGGGTCGTAAAAGGATGTCTCACCGTCGCTAGTTGTAATAAAACAACGACAGTTGGTGCGACATGTTGTCTCTCCAAGGCCAGGAAGTGTTGGGATCGTCTCAGGGGTATATGGCCCACCTCTTGCTAGTCTGTGGCAGTCCTCGCACTCGGAAGCGTCGTCCTCATCGTTCCAAGCGAGGGAGGCATCTTGGGGAAGCGCCCTAACCCATGATTGATTAGCCGTTCCCGCAATTCTTTGTCCAAAAAGCCTTAATCGAACCGAAAGTTCCGCATCAGAAAGCGATCCCGACTGGATGTCAGCCGCGAGTTTTCTGAGGAACTCCTGTTGACTCGCAGCGTTTGCTGTGCCTATCTGGATGTCAGAAGCGTTAATTGCGCCCGTGCCACCCGCTCTTAGCCTTCCTAAATGCGCTGCGTTTATATGGTGAGGAAGCAGGGCTTCGGTAGCGTCGTCAACGAACTTCGTTATTCCTGCCGTACCTGCCTGCAAGTCGCCGACTGACGACGCTAGCGAACCCTCAACCTCATCTATTTGGATTTGGAGTAACGCGAATAGCTTCTTGCGCTTATCCTTGGGATCTTCTTCGCTTTCATCCTCGTCATCGCGGAAGATTGCTTTCACGTCTGAAACGGTTTCCGCATCGCCTAGCATTCGCATGATTCGAGCGTTTGTGTCCTTCGGAATCGAAGCCGATTCAAATGAGCAAAGCGCGGGCTTGCCATCCTTGACGCGTGCGAGAGACTTTCGCATCCAACGCGCCATTTCTTCTGACTTCTTGGAGGACTTTTTTGCTTTCGATACGGGTTGACCTGGTTTGGGCTCTTCGGTAGGTTGAACAGGATCGGGAGGATTAAGACTCCGTTCCAACGGCTGCAAAAGACTCGAAACAAGAATGTTTTCGCCGCCTTCGATTGGGTCACGGCCTTCGTCCGCGCGGATCTCGTCAAGCGTTGTCCAAGGCATCGATATAAGAAGCCTCTGTGCTCTTTCTAGTCCAGATTCCTCAGCAGTTTCGCCGTTCTGAATTTCGAGATTTGAATGGCCCAGATCGCACAGAATATCGTCGTAGTGCTCTTTTCGCAGATCAAGAAAAGCGCCGGCGCCGAACTGAGAAGTGTTATCGTTTGACTTTTCCTGGCTTACTTTGTACTGCTCGCCTGCAAAGCCGATCGACGCGAGCTGCACACCACAAATAGCACCGGTTCTCCTAGCTAACCACAACTCGAATTCTGAGAAGTCCTGATCTTTACGCGAAGGTCCCGCTATGTTTTTCGCTCCACCCGGAACGAAAGTGACTTGCTGTCTCTTGTTAGAGTCACCCGCGAGCATCGCAAGGAATAGTTCAGCGTACTCTTGGACCTGAGTCGGTGAGTATGTTTCTGGCAACGAAATCATCTGACCTGGTGTGTTGCCATCTGTAAGCCAGGACTGATTCCACTTATCGGCCGCAAGCGCCGAGATGGTTGTCATAACCAAATACTCGACTGCTGAACGAAAATAGGGCGTTGTTGTTTCTGGCCAAAGTCCGGTGTAAACGAGTTCCTCTGGTCGGAATCCGGTTATGAGCATCCCCATAATCCATTGCTCGTACCAATCATCGCCAGGACCTGGCCACCCGTAAGAATCCATCTTCGGGCGAATAGTGCTGGCGTCAATATTAAGCACTTGCAGAAGCTTGCCGCCCTTGGAATAAGACTTCCACGAGGCGAATGCCCCAACGACCATCGTGTCTTCGACCATCTTTGCTTCGTAAAGCCTTCGGGTTTCAGTGATCTCGCCTAAGCCGCCATACTTCGAAAAGAATTCGTACGCGCTCGCGATTTGGTCTTGAGTCGATTTCGATTTGTCTTTAGGGTCTTTCGCCTTGATCGAAAAAGCCTGCGCCTGGACCTCGCGCTTTAGGTGGTTGATGCACGACCTCAATATATCGTAGGAATTCGCGAACGCTCGCAAAGTCTCCACAGATACCAATGAGCCGATTCTTTGCTTTGGGCTGATCGGTACGTTGTAGCGCCAAGGATTGTCAAAACCATAAAGCGGATGCGGTGAACCTCCAACTTGCGGATACGTTGCCTGCGGGCCTTGAGGCATAAGCTGATTCGACATCGCTCGCGCTATCTCTTTGGCGAACTCTTCGCGCCCCTCGTTTTTGAGTCGTGCAGACGCCTCTTCGACTGCCGCACGTGCAATCTCAGGAGCCTTATCTAGTACAGCTCTATCGACAATTTTCGATAAAGGCTTTTGCCACGGCATTATCATTTGTTGTTTCTCGCGGCAAGTAAGGCTTTCATCGATTCGATTGCGCTTGTGTGAGGAGATTTCTTCCAAAGTCCCAATTTGAGCGCGACATCTCCGATAGCTGCATCTATAACCCGGTCGTCATGTGCACCCGATTCACCGCCCGATTTGTTGCCCGGCAGTTTCACGTACCGAACCATTTCGGCAATCATTTCGGGGGAATTGATTTTGATGTCGTTATTCAGGAGCGAGCTAGCTAAACCATCAAGAGCGAAATACTTTGTCTTGGGAGTCGTAGGCCACCCTGGTTTTCTCGATTTAACTTGAGTGTGGGCATCGTAATCTTCGTGATAATAAAGGCCACTGCATTCGCCTGGCGACATCGGAGGGTAGTTCCCTGAGTGCATAGCCGCATTAATAACTGCGTGGCCGTGGTTGTTTCGCTCGATAACGAGGAGCGCCTTATTGAACCAAAATCCTAGTTCTGCAAGCAAAAGGCCAAATTCATGAGTGTCCCATCGCCCGTGAAGGTGAGCAACTTGCTCCCACGTCTCGGCGTCCCAGACGCTCGCGCTATCGTAGTCATGGTCTCCTTTGTCCGTCAGCCCTTCGGCTGTATCGGCGCTGATAACGTAGGTCTTGCCCTCGATTGGAGCCATGTAGAGGTTCAATCCTTGCGTCAAGGATATTTTCTTCAATCGATCAGTCTTAGGAATATCGATTGTTGGGCTGCATCTCTCAATTTGCGCAACTAAGTTCTTGCGGTCGAAATATGGATGGCCGGAAGCTAGGAACGCCTCTTCTGCGTTCTCGGGATACTCTTGTTTGACTTCTTCTTTAAGTTCCTTGGCCTTGATTCGGTACCAGGCTAATTGACCATCATCCAACACGTACCGATCAGCCCTTACCTGCTCTTCTGGTGTCCTCTTGAAACCATAAGGAACATCTACCCGATACTCTGGATTCTCGAACCAAGCCGTAAAGTGCCGCCGGAAAACAGAGTCACCATTCCCACTTGATTCCCATTCCTCATGGAAGTAGTTTCCAAGTCCATTAGCGGTGCTTTCTTCAAATACATTCCCATCCATCGGTACCGCCTGAAGAAGAGCTGAGGCCACCTTATCTGCGCATTCCGCAAACGCCACCTCAGAGAAGTGAACGTTATTGATCGTCCCACCACGTCCGTAGCTCTTTGCCCCTGCCGTTCCGACTGAATAGTAAGAATTCACGGACGGCCAGTGATACATGCGCTTGGAGGCGTATTTTGCAAAGGGCTTTTTGTGATCTGGCAAGTTGTCGTAAAACAACTGGATCATCTGGAATATACGTTCTGTTGACTCCAAGTCGTGAGCTATGACTACTGTTTGAGTATTTGGCTCATTCAGAGTAAGGCAAAAGAATATCGCCTGTATAAGCGTCGAAAAACCTTGCTGCCTAGCTTTTAGGATCAGCTCCCTCAACCCAGACAGATTGTAAATCCCCTGCCGCCACTCTGGGCAAAGATCATCTAGGTATCGAATCTGGACCGCATTTGGAACGAAGGGGATTATCCGCTTATCTTTCGTTCTGATCTTCAGATCATCGAACGTAACTCGCTTCGGAATCCCCAACAGCTCCTTTAGCCGAGCAAACTGTTGGGGACTAGCCGCTCTTAGAATTTCCGGCGATATTAGCGATGATAGATCTAATCTCTGACTCTCGCTGTTCTGGGGTGAGGTCTGTAACATTCAAATCAACCGTAGATTTATCATTAAACATTCCGAGGTGGCGAGCGAGCGAGTCTAAAGCGCCCTTTTTATCATGGAGCTTGATTTTAGTCTTTTTGATGTCTCGCGAATCTTCGCCGCGACCCTCTGTGTAGTCCTCGGATGTGACCTCGGCAATAGCCGCGAACTGATCTAGGCTCACCGCCGACAAATCAATGTACGGGTCTCCGTGGTGAATTCGCGTGTAGTGCGCCATATTGGAAAATCCAAGTTTGGCATACTCCGCGATGATTCTTTCTGCCGTGACTTCTAACATTGTAGCGATCTTTGCGCGTGCTTCTGCAATGGCATTGAGAATTTCAGGTTTCTTCAGGTTCTCGCTGCCAATGGAATATGCAGTGTCAGCACTGTAACCAGCCCTAATTGCTGCTTGGGTTGCGTTTAGATCAATTAGAAACTCAGCAATGAACCGCTCTTGCTTCCCTGTCAACCCTGCCATACATCCCTCTCTGTCACGCTAATTTGAAATCTTCACGGTGTGTTCTTACGGCGTTTAGGTATGCTTTTAATGTGAAACAATGCCCACCCATCAAACAAAAGACCCATCCAGTCAATTTAACCGTACGACTCACCGCACTTGAAGGGGCGGATCTTGCCGAAGTTGTACACAAAACTGGCATCAAGCAAGCCGAACTCGTCCGCGTTGCCCTTCGACAAGCCAATTACATCCGTCCAAAAGGATCAAAATAAATCATCAAGGCAGATATTTAATGCGTTTAGGCTTGTTTTGCCGTAAGCATCGTGTACAATGAATCCATGAACCCAACGCAGACAACCGAAAAGACCGCAAGCTTCACAATCAAGCGCACGCAGGAATGCTCAAAGAATCCAGTTATGGCTAATGGAGTCGAGATCGGCCAAGTCGAATGGAGCGGTTGTTTCTACACCAAGCGAGCAGGACGCGAAGTCCGAAGCCAGGGTTACTGGTTCATCGTTGGCGACGCCTCCGGCCGCAGATTCAGAACGCTGAAAGCCGCCGCAGCTCAACTCTTCTCTGAACTCGCCTAGCCTCTACTCTCTATCCCTACTTAGGAAAATCAAAATGACACAACTACCACAGAATCAACGCTTCGGCATCGCCGAGAAGGAAGCCCAAATGCTTGCCGACAAACTCGGATCGACTCACTACGTAATCATGAACTCCAGAACTACCAAGATCGTGGCTTGTGATCGCAAGGGAGCTATGAAGCTCTTGAACTCATCCGCGAACGGTATTTGTTCTATTCACGAACCGGGCCAAATCGAAGTTCACCCCGCCTAGCCCCTCTACTCTTTAAGGAGATCCAAAACACTATGCTTTTCAATATTTATTCAAAACGCGAGCGATCATTTTTTGCCTTTGGCCTTAGTCAAGAGTCTGTTGACTCGTGCCTAAAGGGTCTTGGTTACCATCGCACTGACGTTCAATCTGATCGGGAAATATGGTTCAACGCGGAAACAAAAGACACTGCTACCGTCTATGTCGAAACGATGATCGTTCCCTAACCTATTCTCTCTTATAGTCTTGGAGGACTCAAAAACAACTATGAAAACACTACTCTGTGAACTCGGACAACGAATTATCGATGAAGCTCAGTTGAGCATTGGGAACCATTCGGGAACCCCCAAAGATCTCTTGCAGCCGTGCCCTGAATGCGTGATTGAACTCCGCTGGCGTGCGCTTATGGCCTGTGAATTAATTGATGTGCCAGAGCGTACCTACTGCCTAGAATCGGATTCGATTACGATCACATACTTTTTACAGGGACTTAATGATAGGTTCGCCGCCATTCCAGGATGCGACATCAATCGCCTTAAAGTTTTCGCAGGACTCGACCTCTCTCGAAAATCAAAGGGAATAGAACAGGCTCGTACATTCCGCGTGGCTGATGCCTGTTTTTCGATCTTCGCTCCTATCGCGCTTTTGGCCATGAATAGAACAGAGGATGCGGAGAGGTGGAAGGCAATTACACGCATCACTGATGTACCTTCTGCGAAATCGGCTGCGGAATGGGCTGCGAAATCGGCTGCGGAATGGGCTGCGGAATGGGCTGCGGAATGGGCTGCGGAATGGGCTGCGGAATCGGCTGCGGAATCGGCTGCGAAATGGGCTGCGGAATCGGCTGCGGAATCGGCTGCGGAATCGGCTGCGAAATCCGCTGCGGAATCGGCTGCGAAATCGGTTGCGGAATCGGCTGCGGCCTGGGCTGCGGAATCGGCTACTAAATCGGCTGCTTCATCCGTATTCGCCTCTGTGATTGCCCTAGCATATT